TTGCCAAGGCGAACCCCCGGGTGCCGAGGGTTGCCAGCTTTTATTGCTTCAACAAGACGGAGACTATAACCTCTTAGACTCATGCTTCTTCGTCAGTGGACCATCCGCTCATCACGGCTTTTAAGTCTCGTTTAGCAGTCGGCTCAGCCTTTTTCTCTTCACGCTTCTTAGGCTCAAAGATCGATTCCGCTTCAACTTTGGCTACCTCTGCCTTTGCTGTTGGCGCAGCTAGCTTAGGTTTAATACCGTCTGCTTGTGCAATTGTCATAGTAACTGCGCTCTTAGCAGCTTGAGTTTCACCAAGTTTCTTGGCTTGCTCCCATTCATGGCGCTCTAAGAATCGCACCGGTTTGAAGAACAACTTACCAACTGTTGAGTCTTCATCAAAGCGCATCTCAGTAACCAAGCTATTTAAGTTGTAGCCTTGTGAGCCAACGTATTTAGCGTATTGGTTAAATGGCATGTGCTCTAAATCACCGGGGTCTTTCATGTCATAGAAAATAGACTTGGATTGCAATGTCATTTGATAAACATCGCCATCTAAATCAGACGCCAAAGCTACTGCAATACGGCGGTTCTTACGACATGCTTTGGTATTGCCCTGACCTGACCCATTAATATCTTGTGGGCAGTTAGCGCATGCTGCTGATTGTGGTGACTTAATAGACGCATCAGGCTTATCACCGTCATTAGACCAGCAATCAGGTGGTGCAGCATCAGCTTTTGGATCCCATGCTTTAGCATAGAAAGTTCTTGATACGTGCTTAGAGGCGTTAACAATAACAACTTCTAACTTGCTGGTGTTGGTCTTAGATACTTCTGTACCATCCACTTTAAGCACAAACTTATTATTGCCAAGCGCAATGCGTTTAATTTGTGAGCCACCGCCACCTGATAGGGCTTTGGTTACATCATCAAGTTCGACTTCCTTAAGATAGTCGGGTAGTTGATTATTAAATAAGGCGACGTTACTCATTTGCTTTTCCCTTTTAAAAAATTAAAAATAATTTCTGCGTCTGCAATAATTATGTCTATATCAATCGAGTTTTGATTTACTTTTATAGATAGTTCTATAGCAGCTTGTCTTAGGTGCGTATCTATTTCAGCGACGTTACTCATTTGCTTCTCCTAACAGTTATAGCGTATGTGCGATCCACATTTAAACCGGCGGGATGCAAGTCCGGATTCTCTTCCAAAAACTGCTTCATATTGGTCTGATGAATTCTTTTCTCAAGCAAATCGGGAGCTTCATGCTCATGTAAGAACTTATAGAAGTTCTCCCAATCGTTTGTCCAAAATCTGCTCTTAACCGACCGCATAGCAAGACCATGTTTAGTCTTAATGCTATCGGCATTGGTTGATTTGCAGACTTCTAGTATTTCTTGTTCTATCAGAGATAGCTGTTCATTGAGATCAGCTTCTTTCTCTTCTAGTTCACGACGTAATTGGTCACGGGCGTCACGTATTTTAATATAGACTTTGACCAGTTTGTCCATATCGGCGACGGGTTGTACTACCGCTTCGGCATCATTCATTTTAGTTTCCTTGTTAATATCGGGTCTGAGCCCGTTAATTAATACTACATCTACTACTTTACTATGTCAACTCTTTATTGTCAACTTCTTGTCGGTACAAATCAATTATTTTTGTATGTACATCGAGTTTATTCTGCAACATATGGTACAACTTAGTCTCTACGGGACTACCCTTAATATGCACAATAGTCATCTTATTCTTTTGCCCCTGCCTATCAATACGTGCATTTGCCTGTAAATAAGTCTCTATAGATGTTACTGGTGCATACCAAATGATAGTATCTGCAGCAGTTAGTGTGACTCCGTGTGCAGCAGCCTGTGGTTGTATGAGAAGTACTTTAGGATCGACTTGCTCTTGAAACCTTTTAAATATCTCGGTTCGTTTGTTTACGGGAACCTGTCCATTGATAACCTCGCAGGTAATACCCGCCCCTCTCAAATGTGCCTTGAGTAGTTCTATTGTATGCGTGAACGGAATAAAGACAAGAACCTTGTGGCTAGCTTCTTCAATTACTTCTTCAATAACACGTAGACGATTACTAACATCGAACTCAACGACAGCACCGGTATCAGAATAGACAGCCCCTCCACTAATTTGTAGGAGTTTATTGATCTTAACCGCAGCATTAACGGCGCTAACTTCTTCGCCATCCGCTGCCATAAGGTACTCGTCTCTGAGCGTTTTGTAATATTTCGTCTGTTGCGCAGTAAGGGGGGCGTCCCGAAAAACATGTGTAACCTCCGGTAGGTCTAAGCAATCTTCTTTCTTAAATCGGATTGCGGGTTGTAGTGCATCAAATACAGTTGTGCTTGCATCAGGTTTTGGTAGCCATTTAAACTTGGTAATTTGTACCATGGTCTGGTCACGGAAGGCACTAAAGAACCTAGGCACATTGTCAGGTACAAGCATCTTTGCTAGACCAAACGCATCAGTAGGAGTCTGTGCTGCTGGCGTACCAGTCATCATCCATATCCATGTGCGTGGGGTTATGATATGGTTAAGCGTCTTCCAGCGTTTAGTAGTAATAGTCTTATAAGCATTTGCTTCATCAATAATTACTAAGTCAAAGTTTTGTTTTGCAATGGTGTCGGCTACGATGTCTACGCCGTCATAGTTGATGATTATAAACTGAGCGTCACTTTCAATTACTGCTTTTCTTTTATCTCTGTCGCCATAAGCAACGCCAACCTTGCGGTGCATAGCAAACTTAAACAGATCTGCCTGCCATGCAGATTGCATAATAGACAGGGGGCAAATAATTAATACTTTGTAGACTTTCTTTTGTTCCATCAAGTAATCTGCAGCCCATATAGCCGAGGCTGTTTTGCCTGTACCCTGTTCGTTAAAACAGAATGCACGTTTGTTAAGGGTTAAAAAGTTAGCCGTTTCTTTTTGGTGATCCATGGGTTTGTAAAGCCCAGGCCACTTGTAATCTCTTTGGATAGGGGATGGTACGTTTTTAATCTTAAGCTTTGATAGGGCTTGTGCTTCGTCTAAACCCCACCGAACAGCAACCTTATGTAGGTCGCCGTTGGTCTCAATAACTTCGCTTTTGGGAATGCATTCAGTTACAAGATTGGGGCGTCTTGTAGTAACTACTATTGCTTTGTTATTTACTATTTCCATTTTTGGGTTTGTTCTTTTTTACTGAGTGATCTGAGTTTCGGCTAAACGATCTATTGCTCTCCGCATCTTTGACCGCAAGATTACTACGTACCGTTTTTCCGCCTTTTGATAGAGGAGTTTTGTGATCAACATCTTTTCCATCGCCTTTGTGGACAAGCCCAGCCTGCTCCATAATTCGACGAGCTTTATTACGTTGCGCCCGTTTCTTCTTGACCGCCGGCGTACCATCATACTGTTCATATTCCTTCTTGTAAGGGCGGGGTTTGTTCACATAAGGCATATCGTTGCTCCTCTTTACGGTAAAAATACACGGCGCCATCGCCTAATACTATGTATTTTGGCATGTTTTTAGGGTCTGTTCCAGTCAATAATCGCAGGGTTTCTTGGATGTTGTCATCTACATCTACCCAGCCAGCAAAAGGAATTGGCTCGCTCATTTTGTTTCCTTATATTTAGGGTGTTGTGCTAAGTTGTTCTGCCCTAGCTGTTGTATCTCGTAGCCGTGACCCTTTAAGTATTCAAGCAATGCTTTGCGCTTGGGCTCAAACCATGGCTTCCACGTCCATGCTTCAAAGATAATTGGTGGGTAGTTGTTTGCCTTGATGGTTTTGATACCACCCTTAATTACTTCTAGTTCGTGACCTTCTACGTCAATTTTAATTAAGCGTACGTTTTTGTGTGCACCTGAGTCCAAGGTAAATACTACTAATGGTTCTTTGACACCCTCGGTTTTACACTCGTAGTCATTCTTACGAACTTCTTTGTCCATGCTAAACGCACCAATGTTGCCTTCATTAGCGTAGTCAGGCATGGTAAGTACCATCCGTTCTTCTTTATCCGATAGTCCAAAGTTATGGCAATGAACATTATCTAGCCCGTTAATAAACGTATTGGCACATAATTGGTAATGTATTATCCGTTGTGGCTCAAAGGCATGATATGTATGCTTTGATGCTTTTTTAGCAAGGGGTATACAAAACGTGCCTAGGTTTGCACCAATGTCTAGCACCACTCCTTCAGGTGCATCCATTAATAACTTAAGGCTTAGTTGATGTATGTCGTTTTCGTACAGTTCTTGTTTTAAATGGGTTGATATTAAGTCTTGCCCTTTGAACACAAGGAACTGTGTGCCGTCTACTTTTACTAGTTCACAATTAGGTAACATTTATTTTTCCTTTAGTCAAATCCAATAGATAAACCAACCCTTGGTGATTTTGGGTAGGGGGTGTGATAAATTTGTTTTGGTATGTAAAGCATGTCTCCAGGAGACAACGTAACTTGTTTTACTTCATCATCTTCTATTGCCCAACCTGTTTGCCCCAAAGCCTGAATAAAAAATACATCTGAGGTATCTTTGTGTCTACCAAAAGTTTGGCTTTTAGAAAATAAACTAATGTAAATATGTGCTGAACACGGTGCAGTTGGGTCTAATTTTTGTATCTCTTGTTTAATTTTTAACACTGAAGGTATTCGTTCCCCTCTGTGGGTAACAAAACCAAGATAGCCTAGCGCTTTTGTTTCAAAACCCTCAAACACGTTATGTTCTAAATCCTCAAGTATTTCTGACCATGTAGGTAAATCTCCCCATAGACCAAAAAATACTTGTGGCTTACCCCGATCAGTTATGTTAAACATTTTTACTCCCTATGTTTTTATATCAGTATTAAAAGCAATAATAGTTTTTGTCTTTTTGCTTTTATTTGATTTTGAACAATGCAAAAGCATACTTGGCGACGAAACAATTTGCCCTTCTTTTACGTCCATTTCAAACTCTTTACCTAAAAAGTTAAACGTAGTTTTAGAACCTTCTTCAGGTAATTCAACATAGTAAACACTTGAGTACATGCAATTATCATGCAGGTGCCAGTTGTGATAATCTCCAAAAGCATATTGTTGGAACCAAAAATTTTTTACCACTGCGGTTGTTTCAAAAGTGTAAAGACTACATATTTTTTTATTTTGGTCTTCAAACAATGGTTGTACTATTGGAAAATATGGACGTACGTAGTTTGGATTTAGCTCCCAATCGGTGTTACATAAGCTAATGGTTCTAGTTATTGAGCTATGTATACCCATTTCTTTAATCCCATCAAGTATTTTTTGCTTTAAATTTTGATGATCTGGTACATCAGATATAACAAAAGCATCCCTTATGTCCATGTTATCCCCTTGGTAGTTGACCGCTAAAGTTGTAAGTCCCGCTATGGGTTAGATTCGCCCAAGGTGCGGCATATACTTTGAAGCCAGCTTTGCGAGCAATCTTACAGAAGTGGTAGTCTTCTGAAAGCAATCGGTTAGACTCTTCATCAATGCTGGTATCAAAGAACTCGTGAATAATCTTCTTAACTGGGTTCTTATCTACAATCAAGATCATGTCGTTGGTATAAGTCGGCACTAATGGTTTTAAAGTATCAAAAACATTACGCTTAATCAGCATGAATCCTGTACCGCCGTTATCAATCTCCATGGGTTCGTTGATGTTGCCTACTGTTTCGTGTACACCGCCTACTAAGTTAACCACAAACGATCCTGTGTAATTACCCAAGTCTTTGTAGTCCACACCTTGCTTGACCGCATCGTGTACTAACTTCCAGTTAATTTCTTTCTTTGGGTACAATCCACAGATAATATCTTTGTCGGCTTTGACCATACGCACAATGTCAGCAGGTTTAAAGCTAATGTCTGCATCAATAAACATCAGATGTGTTGCGTCTGACTGCATGAAATCATATGCCATGCCATTACGAGCACGAGTAATCAAAGACTCATTCATCATGTACGAGTAATACATTTGGATTTGATGGGGCATAAACGTTTGCACACACTCTAAGATACCCATGGTGTAACCGCCTGTGCATAGCCCACCATACATTGGTGTAGCTACAAATAATTTAGCGGGCTTCTTTGGTTCTATTGCTTCTACATTTTCTAACATTCACTACTCCTTTTTAATCTCTTCAAAGTTATAAAACCATTCATCTTTAGCACTCCACTTAGCGTGGTTCTCAACGCTATATACCTCAGTAGGTATACGAAAATCAGGGGTCTTTAAAACAGCAGGTACGAGCGATACATCGTACCAAAGGCATCGGTTATTGGGTTGGCAGGCAAACTGCCCGTTATCTAACTTAATAAAGTTGTAAGACTTATGTTCCTCAACACCCTCGCTAAAACTAGTATCTAGTCTGTTGGATTCGGGCGAGGCAAAGTCAATGGTGAACAGGTAATTGCCAAAATGAAACTGCTTGTCCTTGCCAAAGAACTTAACCTTGAGTCCTCTTAAATTAGATTTCTCAATCACCGCCATGTCATACGATAGGCAGTCCCATATTTGTAGATGGTCTAACGGCAACGGCTCGGCTACTTCTTTCCACACATACGCATGGATTGGTAGCTTGTCGTAAAGCGCACCGTAGTTAGTTAGCATAGACTCGATACGGAAGGCTTGACCCTTGATTGCCTTGGCAGTCATCCACACACAAGGCTCTAGTTCTCCATGCCCCTTCTCATGGTTATAAAGAAACTCTTTACGCACAAAGCATTTAACGGGTGGGATGTTAGCAACTAGGAATGTCATTTCTGAATCCTCTCCCATAGCTCAGACAACGGCATCCCTTTAATCTCTCTCCAGCCAATGTGAATACAGGCATACATAATGAACAAGAAGAACGCAAAGACTACGGCAAAGATCAGCACCGCACAGGTAGCGACAAACAAAGCGAATAGATTAAGTATGGTGACTATCATTTTCTAATCTTTTTTGCAGGTGTCTTAGTTAGTTTTGTAACGTTTTTTTTGCTAATGTATTTTTTAGATTGCTTGACTATCTCTTTAACAATATCAACAAAGCCATGGGCAATAAGCATTTCTCTTGCTTCTACGTCGGCATCGACCATAATGATTGCAGAACCATCAGGTAATTCTTTTACTAATTTACATTTGACTTTCATATCAACGCTTCTCCTAAGTTAGATAAATCAATCTTCTTCTCGCAACGTAATCGTTTGTACGTCCACCCAGCTCTCCCACTGACGATTTGATTTGCTTCTTCTCGTCTTGAGACCTTGCGCATCAGCTCTTGGTTTTCGTCGTAAATTAGGTACATATTCAAACTTGTCATCTCCAAACTTTGGTACATAATATTTTGGTTTTGGTAATAGGTTCAGGGCTTCATTTAATACTTCAAGTATTTGCAAACGCCGTCGCATATCACTTTCTTCTCCTTGTTTTGACTGCAACAATCCCTACTTCAGGTTCTCTTTTAATGCGTGCTTCCATCATGGCATCTGCATACTTATAAGCGGTCAACGAAGCTGATTCTGAATCTTCTCCTTTGTGCGCAAATATAATACCTAGCAAAGCAAACATCGCAAAGCAATCCCTTAAATCATCATCACCAATCATCTATAGTGTCCTTTTCCATTGTGTTCACAATCTTTTACTGGGCAGAACTTCTTGCATGTGAAGTTCGGCTTTGCGTTCCATACATTGTTATCATGTGCCGCAGCTAACTTATCTGTTTCTTGAACCCAAGTAAGCCACTTCTCTGGTGAGTCATGTTTGATGTAATGGGCTCGCACGAAGTCCTCGCATACCACAAAAGCCAACCCTGCTTTGACTCGCTCAACCAATGGGAAGTGTTTGAATACGCACAATGCCATAAGTTCAAGCTGTTTAGTGTCAGCATACTGACTGCTCTTGCCTGTCTTGTAGTCAACAATATGTGCCAAGTTATCCTGAATAATGACTAAGTCGGCTACGCCTCTAAACCAAACATTTTTATCAAAGAACCCGCATGGCTCTAAATCTTCAGTCAAACCCATTTTGTGTTCACAAAGCTTTCGGCCGGGTATGTCCTTAAGCACATCCAATACTGGTGTAAGGAATGAGAACTTCTCCGGTACCGGCTCACCATCTCTGATGTGTTTCTCAGCCGCTTCATGCACCATCTTGCCGTAGGTCAAATGCTCGGTTTCAGGCTCAACAACATCCTTAACCACCCGTAAGTGATAATACTTTTTGGGGCACTGTTGGAACATCCCAAGAGACGAGTAAGACCAAGTAAAGTCAGGCATTTGTTTCCAGTTCTATGCGTACAAATTCATTAATAGGAACATCAAAAAATAACTCTCCACTTGCTACTTTGTAATTACTAACTTCAATCAAAGGATGTCTATCTATTTTGTTAGTTTCAATCCAATGAGCACTTTTTAAATCTTTTGCCAAAGCAAAGAACAGGGTGCGATCACTAAAATACTTCTGCTTTCTTTGCAATACATGGATTGTGCTAAACCTACACTCAATCCACTGTCTAACTTCTACTTCTGCCGACCCCAAAACTTTATCGTTTTTTATTATTAAAAGATCAATACCGTACTGATCAGGGTTTGGCATTACTACTACATCAAATACATTTTCAATATGCTTTGCTATCGCCTGTTTTGCAGGGGCATCAAACTCATCAAAAAGATCTTGTTCAAATGGTTTCCGTACCACTTATTTTTTCCCTATTGAATCAATTAAATACTTAGCTAACTTAATACGAATCTCGTCAGCGTCTTCCCAAAGATAGCTTGTTTTTGTGTAGTGAACAGGCTTAACTTTTAACTTCTCAAGAATAAATTTACTTGTCAACATAAGTCCTATTTCTTTGTTGATTTCGCTAGTAGTTAAGCAGGGTAACTTTTTCACTCTTCCTCCACAGGTATCCAAGTTCTTACCGCTCCACTCATCAACCGAATCTCGACTTGAGCATTTAAGCAGTGGTCATACGCTTGTTGAAATTTGTTTGCTACTAACGCATCATGAGCCGCTTTAATTTCTTTAGATGCATGTAAATAAAAATCTGAATACTCCACTTTGCCGTCCATTAAATATCCCATTTCTCAATAGATTGCTTTTTACTGCAATCCCCGTAGCTCTTACCCATACCTAATTCGCAAGCAAGAGGCAAAGTAGTAGCCCAAGAGGGTCGCCAATGCATACACTCATTGATATACAGCAATGCTTCTTTCTCTTGCCCTTCAGGTACAACTGCCATTACAGCATCATGCACCGTTAATGCTACACGATAACGCTTTGCAATGCGTAACATTTGTTCGCCAATGATACACCGAGCCAACGCTTGGCACACATTTTCAATAACTTTACCACCATAAATCTTTATACGACCACGTCGGCTTGCATATGAGTATTGCTCGTCTTCGTCTTTTTGCAAATCAGGGTAGTTTAAATACAACCCGCTTGGGAGTAGAAATCCATTTTGCGTAAGGGTAAGTGCCTGCGCTTGACACCCAACCTGTGCAGTCTTTTTAGTTCTGAGGGCATCAAGGGAACTGTTAGCTTCCTTCCAAAGTTTAGGTATGTAGGGGTATGTGTCACGATAGACTTGTATAATCCGAGTCGCTTCCGCATCATCAATTTCCACCCCAAAAGTTTTGAGTTGTATCCCAAACTTGGTAGCACCCATGCCATACCCCGCACCGAGGATTGTTGTCTTACCCACGAACCGCTCGCCATCCGTGATTTCATTTTGCGTCTTTCCGTAGATAGACGATGCCATGATTTTGTATACATCCTGCTTCTCCTCAAAGGCTGTCACTAAGTCGTTCTGTCCTGATAGCCATGCGACTGTTCTTGCTTCAATCTGACTAGAGTCGGCATCAATTAATACATATCCGTCAGGGGCTACGATCGCTTCTTTAAGTAATGATTTTCTTGGAAGGTTTTGAAGGTTAAGCTTATCGTCACCACCCCAACGCCCCGTATGGGCGGCATAATACCTAAGTGGTACTGGCATTCTGCCTCTCTTAGAGATCGCAATAAAACGCTCTGTTCGGGTTTCTTCAAGGGTAGACTTCGTGCCCAAGCGAGCAGCAACAATCGCCTGTACTCGTTCATCAGGGTGCTCGGCAAGTTCTTTAAATCCTTCATCATTTTTGGCAAAAGCGTATGTTTGTTTACCATTAGCAGGGCTTTCCTTCATTGGTGGCTCAACCCCAAGACTAATAAGTAAGTCGGCTAACTTGGGGTTACTCATCAGCGTATCTTTATCTGCTACACAAGCAGCAAGTAGTTTGTCTTTGCGGGCTTTGACTTGCATCAAATGTTGCTCAAGCAAAGGTGTGTTTAAAAACAACACAGGGTCATAGAACATCCTGAGTGTCAAATCAATCAGCTTTAACTCATGCAGGCTAAACCGAGGTAGTAGGGTCTGAAATAAATCATAGGTTAAAGCCACGTCGTTTTTGCAATACTCACCGTATTTATCTAGTTGATTATGGCTAAAGTCGGCTCTGCGTAAGCCTTTGGCGTCGATTACCTCATTGCCTTTGACCCCTAAGTTATACCTTTGGGCTAACTTTGCAAGACTATTGCCAGCGTCTAAACCATCTGATGCTCGTGCCATAGATAGGGTATCAAACCAAGCTCTCGGCTTAATACCAAATGTCCAACTGAGAATCGCTGAATCGAACATAGCATTGTGGGCTAAAGCGAAGGAGTTGTCCCAGTCAAACTTCCGAAGAAATCCACAAACTTCTTCCCCTGTCCCGCTAAACCATTGTGGTTCGCCATCATTTTGTTTGACGGCTACACCTATCACCTCAAAGCGATCATCACGCACATACTCTTCTGTCGTCAACTTAGTCAACGAGAAGTCCACTGCGTAGTATGTTTCAAAGTCTATGGTTAGTATGTTCAAGGCTTTGCCCACTCTCTTATTATTTCTTTTACTTTTCCTGTCTTTGTATCGACCGAAGCCTCATAAATAATCGGAGGTGTCCCAAGCACAGGGTGATTTGAAGTCGAGTAATGGCGTTTGGTTTTGGCTTTTGCTTCTTCTTTGAACACAAGCGTTTCAAGTATTGCGTCATATGTTTCTTGACGCTCGATATTTTTTATTATTTTTGTAAATTTTTGACGAATTAAATACTGCTCAACTTTGGTAAAGGTATTAAACCTTGAACGATTTGGCATAAACTCATCCCATTTACCCTCCACTACGGCAAATTCTTCGGGGTTGGTATCCATCCGTTCA